CTAAGGTCAACATAAACTCTCTACTAAATGCTAAAACTCACGGTCTGCCATTAGGAAACGGATTAATTTATGGAATAAGTGATTTTCCAAATATGGTCAGAGAATATCATTCAAGTAGTAAACTTTGCGTGTTTAGATCAGTACAATACATAATAGAAGGCAGTGAACTAACTTACTCCAAATAATATTAAATGAAGATAACTCAATTCTCTTTTAAGAACATTTGTTCTTATGGCAATAAATTACAGACTTTTAAATTCTCAGAAGATCCTCAATTAGTATTGGTTCAGGGTAAGAATGGCAGCGGTAAATCTTCAATTTCCGATGCTCTAACTGTTGCACTATATGGCAAATCATCAATTCGTAAAACAAAAGAGATTCCAAATCGAATCAATAAAAATGCATACACGCATGTAGAGTTTTTAACCGGATCCGGCGATACGATTGAAATTGAAAGAGGCCTAGAGCCTAACTTTTCAAAATTATTAATCAATGGAACTGAGCATAATTTGCCAGATAAACGCCGAGTAGACGATTTTATCGAAGAAGAACTTACAAAGATCCCATTCAACGTATTCTCAAACACAATCAGTCTATCAGTTAATGATTTCAAGAGCTTTGTTAAGTTAAGCCCTCATGACAAGCGCCAAATTATTGATAAAATCTTTGGTTTAGATATTGTAAATGACATGTCTAAAATTGCCAAGGAAGAAGTTCGTGAATTAAAAGTATCAATACAAACAATTGACTCAACTGTTCTTAATAATGAAGCTCTGCTCCAAAATTCACAAGATCAGCTAACGAATCTTAAGCAAGATCTATCGTCGGCTAAAGATTCTAGGATTTTAGAGTTAACAACCGAAATTTCTGAGCTAAATAAAACTAAAGAGATTTATAAAGCCGAATACACAGGCTTTCAAGCCGAGTTAAAGAAATTAGAATCAGCAGTAACAGACGCTAGAGAAAAGAAGTCAAATATTCAATTAACTATTTCTGAAATTCAGAAAAAACTTGACCTGTACTCCAAGAATAAGTGTCCACACTGTCTATCTGATCTTACTGACGCTGCACATTTAGGCATAAAGGATAAGCTAGTTGCTAAGAAACAGGAGCAAACTGACCTGATTCCAACTGCTAACTCTCAAATTACTGAAGCGAATCAATTACTTGAAGATCTAAAGGCTGCTCAAAGTTCTGCTCGAGATAAATTTTATCAAGTGGATGGAGTTCTTGCTCCGCTAAAGAAAGAACTTTCTGAACTAAATGATACACCTGAGTCGACTGATAAGAAGTCTGGCACAACATACATAAATGGAGTAATTTCAAATATTGAATCTGAGATTTCAAAATTATCAGAAGAAAGAGCTAAATTAAGTTCACAATTATCAATTTCTCAAGAGATGGAAGACATTCTATCAGATAATGGAATGAAGCGTGTTCTAATGAGTCAAATTATTCCAATGCTAAATAAGAAAATCTTGAAGACTTCAAAGCTTCTTGAATTTAAGTTTGCATTTGAATTTGATTTAGAATTTAATCCAATAATTACTCACTTAGGAATGCAAATTTCTCCAGACTCGTTATCTGCTGGAGAACAAAAGAAGATGAACTTAATCGTTCTATTGTGTATTTTGGAGCTCTTAAAATTAAAACATCACAAGGTTAATCTATTATTCCTAGATGAAGTATTCTCATCATTAGATGTTGAATCAATCTATAGAGTAGTTGACCTATTGAAAACTTTTGCAAAAAAGTACAACATGACAGTATTCGTAATCTCTCATGATCCTTTACCTGAGGAGTTTTTCGACACAAAGTTAATGGTTGAAAACACCGACCACTTCTCAGACATCAAGTTCTTGTAAACTATTCACGTTTTTTTAGTATATTTTATTTATGATAGTATTTAAAGGCCAGACTTTTGCCGAGTGTTACCGTGACTCGCTAATCAATCTTTTCGAAGATGGTATTGAAAATAATGCCAGAGGCACCGTGAGCAAGGAGTTGCTTGACGTTGCGTTAGTTGTCGAAGATCCAACTCAATGCCTATATCAAAACGATAGGCGAGGTTCTCAAAAGAAGTATATTGCGGCTGAATTTTTGTGGTATTACTCAGGGCGTAATGACGTTAAGTTTATTGCGAATTGGGCTAAGTTTTGGGAATCAATCCAAAACGAAGACGGTTCAGCTAACTCAGCTTACGGCAACCTAATCTTTAAGGTTAGAAATCAGCACAATCTCTCCCAATACCAGTGGGCAATGCAAAGCTTAATCAGCGATCCTAACACGAGACAAGCTGTAATGCATTTCAATATGCCGACTCACCAGTACAATGGAAACAAGGATTTTGTTTGTACAATGTACGCAAACTGCCATATCCGAAACAATAAGTTCTATATGTCAGTTTACATGAGAAGCAATGACGCTGTTTGGGGTACACCAACTGACGTAGCTTTCTTCTGTTCTTTACAGATGCAAATGTATTCTCAATTAAAAAACTTCTATCCAGAGTTAGAGCTTGGTTCGTATACTCACGTTGCAAATTCATACCACGTTTACGATAGACATTATGAATTAGGAACAGCAATGCTAGAGACAGCATTCAAACCAGAAGCACTTCCACACGTTGTCGCAGATCTAGTCGATATCGATGGAGAGCCTAGCCGTAATTTATTAATCTTAATGGATGCGTTATTTGCAAACGATGAGCCGTATCTAATTTTTCAAGATGGTCCAGATATGTTAAAATGGATTCATACAAATGTTTCAAAGAAATAATCATGACGCCAAAGCAACATAAAATAGACCTCGCTTACATTAAGATGGCCCAAGTCTGGGCAGATCTATCTCATGCCACTCGTAAAAAAGTTGGAGCTCTAATTGTTAAAAATAACACAATCATCTCTGATGGGTTCAACGGAACTCCGTCTGGTTTTGAAAATGAATGTGAAGAAGCTATCCATAATGAAGACGGTTCATTTAAAGAATATAAAACCAAATGGTATGTTTTACATGCCGAATCAAATGCATTAGCTAAAGTTGCCAAATCAACACAAAGTAGCGATGGCGCAACCCTCTATATTACATATTCCCCATGCACAGATTGTAGTAAATTAATTCTACAGGCTGGTATTAAACGCGTTGTTTACTTGGAAGAGTATCGTGATACAAACGGCTTGGACTTTTTACGAAGAGCCGGTGTTGAGGTTAAAAAAATCAACATACAAAATGATTGATACTACAAATCGCGTACTTGAAATAGTCTTCGTTAAAGATCTAAAACAATTCGTTCAAGTCCTGCACAAAAAATGCAAATCCGACTATCTTTTAAATGTCAATAAGATAATTAGGGAGAAATTTGAACAAGATATTCTTGTACCAAATAAAATTCAATCTTTCTTAATTAATTACGAAATCAAGAAATTAATTGATAAAGCAGTCAATGTTAGAAACCGCAAATACAGTCGAATAATCTACGTTAACTCAAGTCTGTCAAAGAATACTGTGTTAAACACAATCGACTTTCTATCGAATGCTTATGAAGAGGTTAAATTTGAACCTCTAATAATTGATTTAGAAGAGGACTTTTGCACAGAGCTAAAGATTAAAACAATAAAAAAGGGACGATAAACGTCCCTTTCTAGTATTCAATAAGTTTTAAAAGATTAAGCTCCTTCTTCAGTATTCTCTTCTTCACCTTCTTCGCCTTCTTCCTCTTCTTTGCACATTTTTTCAATTGCTGCACATAATAGGTCGCAAACTTCTTCTTTTTCGATTTCCATTTTCTCGCAAATGTCATCAATTAAATCTTGAAGATCGTCTCCGAATTCTTCCATTAATTTTTCCAATTGCTCCTCGTCTACTTCGTATCCAAGGTCTACATTTTCATCATCTTCTAAAGGTTCTTCAGCTTCGTTAAATTCATAGTTTTCATTTACGAATTCTTGGTATCTTGCGATCTTTCCTTCTTCAACTGCATCAGTTGTTGCGATAGTTGGTTTAGCGTACATTTGTGTATAAGGTTTTTTCTTTGCTGTTTTATAAACGATATCGCTGGAAAATCCTTTCCAAGCAGAATCATAATTTGGGTTGAATCGGCCTCCTTCAGCATTAGGATCGCGCTCAACAACTCTTTGATATCCATCTAGAGATTTTCTCTTTGATTTATCGAAATCTTCTTTTTCAGAAGGACCACCGAACGCAGGTTTCTTTGGGTTTGTCCATCTTTCTAGAGAAGGATTATCTCTGCGTTTTACGTTAAACATGTCCATGTCTTACTTTAGTATTTTTATTGACCAATACGAGTTTCAACGTAACGATCCGCTACGAATCCAATTGTAAGATCGGCAATTTTATCGTCTGCATAACTTAAGGTTTGCTCTGTAAATTTCTCAGTATCTATGAAAACTGGAGAGAAAACAAACTCTCTAAAGATTACACCAGAACGGTTGAATTGAGTTACTTGAATTACTGCTGGACTAGCAACAGTACCTGCGTAATCTTTTTTCAATCCTTGCGCACCAGTCATTGGATCATAGATCAAATTAGACCAAGCGCGGAATGCGTTATAAATGTAATTATCGTTATCGTCATTTAAGTTCAATTCAAATGCAATCTTGAATTTAGCTAACGTTGTTGTAGGTTTAGCAGCAGCGTAAGCTCTTTCAGAGAATTTGAATCTCTGTGTTTGCAAAGCACCACCGGCGTTACCGTGAAGTTCTGGAAGTCCAGTAACCGTCTTAACGTGTTCTAGAGTTAGATTATTGTTAAATCCAATTTTTGCAGAGACAGCAGGTGGAGGCGTAATAATTACTTCAAACTGATTTAAGTAAATCGGTTCATATCTTCCTGGACCTGCGGTTGAGTTTTTAAAATGTGGTAGACCAGCCATCTTGTCTTATTTTTTTAATTTATTTATTCGAGAGTTTCGCAGTTTATCGCGGACCGACCGGAGTTGGGTCAGCTTTTTTGTTAACCTCATTCTTAATTTCGGTGAATTCGCGCTCCTTTGCGCCGGAACCCTTTAAGCTTTTAAGTGCTTTAAACACCCAGTCTTCGTCTTCTGCATCCTTTCCTTTTGGAACAACTGAATTTTCGCCAACGGTAAATGATAATTCAATCGAAGGCAATACTTCAGCTAAGAGATTCTTTTGAACTCCACCGCCTTCGCCTTCAACTGTAAAATCTGAATAACTGAATTCAATTGTGTCTCCCATAATACCGCCAAATTTAACTATTGCTTTAATTTTGCTAGAGTTGTCAAGATTTTCATCTCCGACCATCTTAGTTATATTATTGGTTGCACGATACTGAATAGTTACTCCGCTTCCGCCTTTTTCCTGAACATCAATGAATCTCATTCTATCAGCAATCACATGAACAGAATAACTTCCATTAAATGCAGGAGTCTTCTCTGGATCCTTAGGCTCATCTTTCTTTGGCTCGTCATTAGTTATCTCATCTTCAGGTTCTAGTGAATCCTGATCATCCTGAGTTTTATCTATGACAGCTGGCAGTCCAGGCTTTTGGAAAACTGCTGGTAAATTCTTATCATTACCGGCAGGCAATGCTAGAGTTTCGTTTGTCTTCTTTGTTAGCTTAGAATCAATTACTGCATTAATCTCTTTAAGTAGATTAATTAACTTATCGGCGCTTGTGTACTTGTAATAAGTTGCAAGAGCAGAAGCCTTTGTAAACAATAAGTCCGGATAAATGTCAGTAGTATGCAGTTCAATATCTTGAGCATTCTGATCCCAATGAGGCTGTCCGCCGTTTCCGGGATTGGTCCACTTAATATTAAAGCTTATGTATGACTCTGCAATTACGCCGTTTCCTATCATTTATTAGCCGATTTCTTTATCTCCGCGGAATTCTTTTCCACGATTTGCTTTTTTCTTATCTGGATCAACTGTTTTATAGTTAGCCCAAATTTCGTTGTAAATACGGCAAGATGCTCCCATGAAATTAACGATACCTACATATTTCTTGCGATCATCACCTTTCATTTTTGAAATCTTCTTACCGATTGAACGAGCATCATCTAAATCAAGTTCTTCCTCGTCAGATTTTCCAACCAAGTCCTTAAGCGAATTTGCTTCGTACATATACGATTCAAACGTTGGATGCACGTGTGGTCCTCGTGGGCCCATTGGATCCAGGTCAATATCTTCTGATTCAATATCAGCAGATCCACCCATTCTTTTTATTTGAGCAAGGCCTTCTTCCTGAGAGTTTACTGGAATCAAAGTGTTTTGACCAACTACATAGTAGCCGTCTTCGCGCTCTTCAATTCTCAATGGTCCAGACAGATCGAATTCCATGCCATCACTAAATTTAAGTTTTGACATAGTTAACTGATTTATTTAGGCATCTTTGCCATAGCTGGATCAACTTTCTTGTTGATAGCTTTACCTTTGATAACAAGCTTAGAGATCTTAGGATCAACTTCTTTCTTAGAAGCAGTTCCACGACCCTTAGGCATATCGGCCATTTCAGGTTTCACCATTTTATTAGAAGCAGAACCACGACCCTTAGGCATATCAGCCATTTCAGGTTTTACAGTTTTACTGATTGCTCTACCTTTTCCAACAGGAAGTGCAGACATCTCATCATCAACTTGTTTTGTAATTCTTTTGCCTTTAGCTGGAGCGCCTTTAGCAAGATCTTGATTCGTTTTCTTTTCAAAAAGATACTCTTCGTAGCTTAAAACTGATTTCATGTGAATTTTGTTTTTTTGTAATTTCTTTTTTGCTAATCCTAGCTAGGTTATTTATTAG